GGTTCACCGCGCACACACACCCACACTGGCAGAAAGTTAACGCATTGGCCTGCGGTCTTGCGAATATTCATTGGCTCATTGCTATTCATATGCACTGGCGCACAATACTAGCGGCATCGTGGCGCGTGGCGGCGCGTGACAAAACAAAAAGCCAGCGTGACAGCCAAAAATCGACCCCCCACCCCCCCAAACCACGCGACCTGTCCGTATAATATGCTTTCCTGCGTACAGCGTAGGGGATTATTAAGTATTAACTTATGTTAACTGGTTGAACAAAGGTTAATTATGATGTAGTGTGTGGGTATAATTTGCTTATGGAGTTTAAATGGGTAACAAAGCATGGAAACAACGAGAGCGTGATGTTGCAAAATTTTTCGGGGGGGAGCGTACACCGCTGTCGGGTGGGAATGGCAAGGTTACACGGGCTGACGTTATACATGATGACCTGTTTATAGAGTGCAAATTACGAGTTAAGCATAGCGCGGTTACATTGTGGGATGACACAGCGAAGATTGCAAAGACCGAAGGCAAAATTCCTGTAATCGCGTTGTGCGAAAAAAACAGGGGTGGGTTTTGGGTTATGGTTCACTCTAGCGATTTAGAGAAAATAAAATGAACGCATTAGCTAGGGCAGTAGAGATAGCCAAAGAATTAGAACACCGCAAAGCTACAAATCGAATGGCTGAATACAAGCCGTATGATTATCAAAAAAAATTCCATAATACTATTGCACAACAAAGATTGCTTATGGCTGGTAACCGTATTGGCAAATCGTTTTCTGGCGCAATGGAAATGGCATATCACCTTACTGGCTTGTATCCTGAATGGTGGGAAGGCAAAAGATTTGTTCGCCCTATACGGGCTTGGGCTGGTGGAGCGTCAAACGAAACTACCCGTGATATTTGCCAAAAAGAATTAGTCGGACAACCTGATGACCCGTCTGCTAGAGGTACGGGTTCTATACCATTAAAACTTATTGGCGAAACAGTGCGTAAAGCTGGTGTGCCTAATGCAATGAACAGTCTTGTCATTAAGCATGTTACAGGCGGGTGGTCACGCCTAGCATTTAAAGCCTACGAAATGGGTAAAGAAAAATGGATGGGTGAAACAGTTGACGTTGTTTGGCTAGATGAAGAACCACCGTCTTCAATATATACACAATCGCTAACCCGTACTGCCGATAAAGGCGGTATTGTTTATATGACGTTTACGCCTGAAAGCGGAATGACAGAAACCGTAGCACAATTTGTAAACAACTTACGCAAAGGGCAAGCACTAATACAAGCGGGGTGGGATGATGCCCCCCATATGACAAAAGAAGTGCGTGAGCAAATTTTATCGGCGTTACCGCCGCATGAAAGAAAGATGCGTGAACGTGGGATACCACAATTAGGTTCAGGCTTAGTGTTCCCCTTGGCAGAAGAAAACATTGTATGTGAGCCTTTTGAAATACCTACCTATTGGCCTAGAATAGTAGGTCTTGATTTTGGCTGGAATCACCCAACAGCGGCAACATGGGCGGCATGGGATAGAGATACAGACACGGCTTACATTTATGATACTTATGCAATGGCGCAAGAAAGCGTTCCAATACATGCGTCTACTATTAAAGCTAAAGGTTTATGGATACCTTGCATATGGCCTATGGATGGCAGGCAAGCAGATAAAGGGTCAGGTAAATCGCTTACAGAGCAATACAGAATTGAAGGCGTGAACATGACACGCGAACATTTTAGCAACCCAGCCCCCCAAGGTCAAAAAGAAGGAACGGGCGGTATTAGCGTTGAGGCTGGCATACAGGACATGCTGACAAGGTTTCAAACGAATAGATTGAAAATTTTTGCAAATCAGAGTAAGCTGTTAGAAGAAATGAGAATGTATCATAGAAAGGACGGTAAAATTGTTCCTATCAACGATGATGTAATATCAGCCATGCGGTATGCTATTCTATCATTAAGAAAAGCTAGGGTCAAAAATTACCAGCCTACTCAATTACGTTCTGATAGTGAGTTTAATGTCTTTTAAAGGAAGGAGCAATTATGGGTGGTGTAAGTAAAGTATTCACTAAAGTTTTGAAAGCTACTGGCATAGTCAAAGCACCAAAAGTGGCGGCGGCAATAGTGCCGCAACAAATCGCACAAACCGCAAAAAAACAAAAAAGTGCATCATTAGGTGGCACTAAATCTTCATACGGCGGTTCAACAATTATGGGTAGCGCAAGTGGAGATGAAAGCGAAGCAAATGTATCGTCAACAGTTTTAGGCGGCACTGCTACAAAAGGTAAAAAGAAAAAATCAACGGCAAGCACAGGTTATTCTAAACCTAATGCAAACGCATAGGTGATGAATGATTGTAACTGTTTCAGATGATGCATTTAAAGAAAAGGCTTACAATTGGTTAAAGCCAAAAGCGCATTTAGGTGAATATTCAGATGATTTTAGTTACGTTGCTTTTTGTGAAGATGGTAAAATTTTAGGAGTTTTATTATTTTCTGATTACGATGGTCACAATATAATGGTTCATCTTGCTCTTGATGACCCAAGATGTTGCCAACGTAGGTATATAAAATTAATGTTTGATTATTGTTTTAATCAGGCAAAAGTTAATCGCATGACTGCGCTTTGCATTAATGGTTATGAAAGGAACGAGAAATTACTTTCTAAAACTGGTTTTGTTAAAGAGGGCGTTGTTAGAAAATTTTTTAGAAAAGGCAGTGAACTACATGATGCGGCACTGTACGGAATGTTAAAGGAGGAATGTCGATGGGTATGAAATCATCACCAGCTATGCCGCCGCCAGTAGATACGTCTATTACTGACCGAACAGCAGAAAAAGAAGCAAAGCTAGAAGCTGAAAAGCAAAAAATGCTTGGGGCGAAAAAGAAAGGCATGGCAGGCACAGTGTTAACTAGCGGTATGGGTGTTACAGAAGACGCTAACACAGGAAATACTTTGCTAGGTTCTAATAAAGGAACAATAACCTAATGGCAGAGTACGCATATGTAAAAAAACGCCTAGCGGCTATGGCAGGCGAAAGAGCCACATGGGAAGACCATTGGCAAGAAATTCTTGATTACGTCATGCCAAGAAAAGCTGATGTAACATTTATACGTTCTAAAGGCGAAAAGCGCACAGAAGTATTGTTTGATAGCACTGCTATTACAGCTAACACACTGCTTGCCGCAAGTTTGCAAGGAACATTAACATCCCCATCCTTACCATGGTTTCATATGAAATTGCGTGACCGCGATGCAAATGAAAATCGTGATGTTCAAATTTGGTTAGAAGATTGCGCTCAACGTATGTATGACGCTTTCAATGACAGTAACTTCAATACTGAAGTTCACGAAATGTATTTAGATTTAACGTCTATTGGAACAGGTGCTATCTTTGTAGAAGAAAGCAAAGAAGGTTATTTAAATGGCGGTTTGCATTTTAAAGCACTGCATATTTCAGAATATTACATTACTGAAAATAGCAAAGGTACGGTTAATACTCTTTATAGAAAATATAAATTAAGCGCATTGCAGGCAGTAGAAGAATTTGGTGAAGAAAATTTAGGCCCAAAAGTTTTACAAGCGGCAAGAGAAAAGCCAGATAAACTGTTTGTATTTATACATTCAATAGAGCCTAAAGAGGATTATGAACGTGCCACAGGACAAAAATCCAAATCAAAACTTCCCATTCATTCATGTCATGTCTGCGAAGAAGACAAAATGGTTGTTCGCAAAGGTGGATACAACGAATTTCCGTACCTTGTCCCCAGATGGAGTAAAGCAACTGCGGAAATTTTTGGCAGAAGTCCAAGTTATAACGCGCTCCCAGACATCAGAACACTTAACAAGGCAGTAGAAATTGGCCTAAAAGCATGGGCAAAAGCTATTGACCCGCCATTATTGGTAACAGATGACGGTGTTATTGGGCGAGTTAGAACAACGCCAGCGGGTATTACAGTAGTTCGCGGTGATAATGCTGTTAGACCTTTGCAAATTGGTTCTAACTGGCAAATTACAGATTTAAAAGAAACGCAATTGCGTACAGCAATACGTCAAGCATACTATTCAGACCAGCTACAACTTCAAGATGGCCCACAAATGACCGCTACAGAAGTGCAAGTTAGGTACGAAATGATGCAACGTCTTCTTGGCCCTACCCTTGGACGTTTCCAAAGTGAATTTCTTAATCCATTAATTGAACGTGTGTTTGGTATTATGTATCGAGCCAATGCATTTGGGGAAGAACCTGAAGCATTGCAAGGTCAAAAAATGGACGTTGAGTATGTTGGCCCACTAGCGCGGTCACAACGTATGGAAGAAGGAATTGCAATTGAGCGATTATATCAAATGGCTTTTAATGTGGCGCAAGTTAATCCGCAAATTATGGATAACATTGACCATGATGCGGCTGTAAGATTACGGGCTAATTTATTGGGCGTTCCAAAATCAATTTTGCGTGACCCTGAAGAAATTGAAGCAGAACGTCAAGCGCAAGCACAAGCGCAGGCGGCACAACAACAAATGATGATGGCGCAACAGCAAGCTGAAGCAGGCAAAACTGAAGCAGAAGCCGCTGAAAAAATAGCACAACCAGAAGTTCAAGGTCTTTTGAACCAAGCCTTATCAGAACAGGGGGCAATTGAATGAAGGATGAGTTTGACCAAATAGCAGAAGATTATCTTGGTACATTTACCACAGATGAAGGAAAGCGCGTATATGAAGATTTAAAACGTGCTTATTATTACAGGTCTAGTTTTGATGCTGACCCGTACAAAACCGCTTACCAAGAAGGTCAGCGTTCAGTAATCATTAGGCTGATAAATCTAATGAGTAAAAAGGAGCAATTATGAGTGAAGAAGTAATGACCAATGCCGAACAGGAAACCTCAACTACGCTGATGGGGTCTGATGACGGGATTGATAATCAAGATTGGAAATCAGCGTTACCAGAAGAACTACGAAATGATGCAACGCTAAGTAACTTTAAAGATGTTGCTAGTCTTGCTAAGACTGTAGTTCATCAACAACAGCAAATGGGTAACAGAATACCTTTGCCAAAAACTGATGAAGAACGTGCCGAACTATATACTAAGTTGGGTAGGCCAGAAACCGCTGATGGATATGAAATAGACATTGGCGAAGAACTAAAACCATATTTTAGGGATGAAAACATCCAAGCATTTAGGCAAGTAGCGCATGAAATTGGGTTAAACCCACAGCAAGTAAGCGCACTAATAGATATGCAAAAAAATTCTATCGCATCTGAACTGTCAAACAGCCCTGCACATTTAGAAGTGCAAGCACAGGAAACACAAGACGTTCTTAAACAAGAATGGGGTGTTCAGTATGATAGAGAAATACGAAGCGCAAAACGGGCTTTGCAAGTTTATGGTGATGATGAAATCATGGAACTTATGAACACTGAAGCTGGCAATAATCCCGCTGTAATTAAAATGTTTGCACGTTTGGGCAAAGAAATTACAGAAGACATGACGCAAAATACGCAAAACAATAATCTTGCTGTATCTGCGCTTGATGCCCGTTCAGAAATTGATGCAGTTATGCAAGACCCAACGCATGCTTATTTCAATGACCGTCATCCAGAACACAAAACGGCTGTTGAAAAAATGCGTCAATTGCATGAAAAAGTGTTTGGGGAGTAATTTATTGCAATAAATCGCTTTTCAGCTATACTAATTATAGTTTTGCCCTTTATTGGATAACAAAACAAAAGTGTGGTGCTTAAACCCGTTAGGTAATGACGTACATTACTAGGTTTCCCGTAAGGACAAAAACCGATTTAATATGTAAACTTTAACTTTTGGAGGCATTTATTATGTCAATAGAGATAACCACCGCTTTTGTAGAACAATACAAAAGCAACGTGTTTCATCTCGCACAGCAAAAAGGTTCAAGATTGCGTGACACGGTTAAATTGGAAACAGTTAACGGCAAGTCACACTTTTTTGAAAGAATTGGTTCTGTTGCGGCTGAAAAACGTACAAGCAGACACGCCGATACGCCCAGAATGGATACACCCCATTCCAGACGTAAAGTAACTATGGATGATTATGATTGGGCAGACCTAATCGACAACGAAGATAAAGTTCGTATGTTGATTTCTCCGCAATCAGAATAT